ATCACGTAATCGCATGCCATGTTAGCAGTGCGACCATCTTCCTTGTAGAGATGTTGCCACAAGAACATGTGTTGGAATGTCTTGTGTAGATTCTCGTGCATGATCAAGCCACGCAAGTCAGAGTCGCTCATGTCCTTGATGAACTTGCTACCGTACTTGCAGTCGATGCCGTTAGTGCATGCAGTAGGAACATCATCACGCACTTCATACTTACCGACCATGATGACAGACGCATACTCCATCGTGTCGGGGTGACCCATCAGTTCAACGTGTGAACGTTGGATACGTTGCATGGGTGTCAACGTGTTGAGTTGTGTTAAGAATGACATAGGTATTTCCTTTGGTTATTTCCCACAGTGGGAATTATTGTTTAGCGAACATGAAGTTGTTGGCAGATGCCCATAACGCAAACTCGGTGTTACGTGCGGCAACCAAACGCTTGGGGCACTTCTCTGACATAACGCTACGGGCAAACAAACCCTGCGCTTCTTTGGGGATGCGGTTCAAGAACTTCATCCATGCAACGATGTTGCTGTTCTCGATACGGTGCACGGCCTTGGCTACCAACATACATGTAGCGGCGGCAGACGTAGGCACAGTCGCAGTCTCGGGAGACTTGATTAACTCATCCCATGGTGTGAGTTGTGAGTCCATCTTATCCATCGTCAAGATGTTGTGCATTGCCGATTCACCCACAGTACCAGCCAGTGCGTGACACATCACAGCATCACCCAAGATACGGGTACGCTCATACACATAGGCGGCACGTTCCATAGAACGGTGTGTCACAACAGCACCACGCACAGTACGGGGGTCACTGATGTAAACATTCTGCTCGGGCTTCTCGTAGTCCTCGAACGATGCAAACATCTCGGGGTACTCAGCAACAGTGCCGATGATGACAGGGTTGATGCCGTTGGGGATCGCATACTCTTCGATCCATGTCGGTGCGTCAGTCTTCTTGACACGAACACGGGTCACCCTATTGAGAGCATGTGGCGGCACGTTGTCACCTAGTCCCTCGACAGACAAGTTAGTTGTACCGAACACAACGCTACCTTCTGCCAACGTATTGACACCCAGTGAACGCTCGTTCATGAGACGCAGTGAGGCATTGAGTACACCACCTCGCGCCTTGCCGATCTCGTCCAACATCATCACAACCTTGCGACCTTTGAAGTGGAACCCGAACTCTTCGTTAGGGATGAACGCACACACCTCGTTACCGTCAATGTCCTTGATCTTGGGAACAATGAAGTCACCAACATCTTTGGTAGTGATGTCTACGTAGCAAAAGAACGCGTCCTTGAACTGAGGGTATGACTTGAGCATCTTGAGGATGGCAGACTTGCCGATGCCCATCTCGCCCTGCACTAGGACAGTTTGTTGGTCGCCCACGGCGGCGATAAGGTCAGCACATTGTTTGAGAGTGATTGAGTTGTACATGATTTACTTTCTAAAGTTGAGTTAATGAACTAAGGGAAACGGATTAAACACTAAACAAAAGAACAGGGCAAATTCCCACAGTGGGAAATGCCCCACCAAATTACAGATCGAACTTAGACAAGATGTTGTCCACCTTGCGCTTGGTCTGCTCACGCAGAGAGTCACTGTCACGCAGTGAATCAGCATCTACACCACGCATAGCATCTTCGAGTTGCTTACGCATCTCATCCATACGTGTGTCGTTAGTGATGTTGAAAGATTTCAACAGGCCACATATCTCAATGGCATTCTCGACAAGAGAGTCACGGAAAATCTTACGCTTGCCATCATCGCTATCCTCAAGACGTTCTGACATACGTGACAGGCAGTCATGCAGTCGCTCCCATGCCTCGGTCATTGCACCAGTAACACGTTGCTGTAAGACACCTTCATACTGAGACTGCAATTCACGTAAGCCATCCTCACCGATGTCAACACGGAAGTCACCGGACTGAGGCAGTGGGATCATGCTGTAACGGAACCCGAACTTGGCCTCGATGGTCTCACGTGTGGGGTAGTCCTCACGATTGAACAAGTCACCTAGTTGGAAAGCGGCGGCGGCGACCAGTGTGTCGTAGTCACTGAGAAAGTTGTTGACAGCAGTTGAGAACTGAGACTCGTAGTCAGTCAGTCGATCCTTGAACTCCATGAAGTAGGCCATGTTCAAGATGCGGTCACCGTTGTCACCCCAAGGTTGTGTCACACCATACATCCAACCACGGATAGCGTTGGCGATCTTGGTGATCTCGGTCAGCTTGCTAGACCCTGCCAACAAATTCTTGTGGTAGTTACCGGCACGGGTCTTCGTGCTGTTCTGTTGGTCAACTTCTTCGGACACACGCTTGTCCAACTTACGGCCAGTCCATACAGACAGGGACAGATTGACGATGAGGGCAGAGGATGAAAGTTTGGACACACTGAAGTTGCCCAAGTCGATTGCAAAATTACTCATGATAATTACCTTTCAGTTGTGATGTTTTCCCACAGTGGGAAGTTACATCTGATTACAAATTTAACTAACACAGCCTATACTATAACAGATTGACAAGTGAGTGTCAAATACTCAGTTAGGTCTCCAGTACAAGAGATCAAGTAGCAGTACGATGACTGCCAGTAGAAAGATCACACGCTCAAACTTTTCTCCACGTGTCATGCTCATTCCTCCATTAAAAAGATGCCCTTGTCTACACATGATGCAAACAAGGCTTCGTCCGCATAGTCCTTGAATCCCTTAGACCCATGCAGTTGGATGTGTCGGTACACTTCCTTCTGTTCTTCAATGTCTCTAGTAAAGAACCATTCCACCTCGTAGTCAGTGCATGCGTTGACCATCTGCGTTTTTGTAATTGCAGTCATTTCAATTCCCTTCTAAAAATTAACTTGGTCAGCGAGATCGGCGGTACGAACTTGCCGTCTTTGTTCACCTCTGTGAAAGCCTTTTGCGCTATCTCATTGGCTACCTTGCTATCCATCACTAGGTTGTCATACTCACGCCATGCGTCACACACAGGGCATCCCTCTTCATAGTCAGGGCAACGCTCACCCCATTGCCCCTCGATTGCTTCTTCTATCTTGTTCATAACTGCACCTCTCTCCAAGTTAAGGGTTGAATCATTCCTACCACGCCGTTGTTGCGCACCTTGATCATGTCATCTACGTGCAGTTTGGTAGTGGCTGTATATGGATGGCTTTGCGTCTTGTGCTTAGATGTTGTCACGCTGTACTTACTGCCGTTCTCAAACCACATGTCTGTCTTGACTTCGTAGATGAACAGAGGCCAGTGCCTATCGTATGAGTAGACGATGTATCGTGCGTCATCGGTGTCGGTGTCCTCGTCACGCACCCATTCACTCCACAAGTTGTTGGCCTTGAATTCCTTGAGGTTCTTCACGTAGTCACGTGTCTCACGGTTACTTACTCTTGCTTTCGTCATGATGATTCCTTTGGTTGATTTCCCACAGTGGGAAGTTGTGATGCAAGATCGCATCTGATAGGACACGCTATGCGCATGTCCTACGGGTTGTTATCTTGTGATGTGTCGTTGTATGTTGTTTGTTGTAACTGCGATAGTGTTTGTCGTCCACGCTTATCCCTTGCGGTTCGTGTTCCTAGTGGGGGTTGGTATGTGTTCGGTGTTGGCATCAGGCTGAATCGCCCATCAAAGTTAAATAGACAACACTCTCACATACATACTCCACGTTAGGTATGTTGCGTTGTTAGCGCAGAGCACACCACACATTTAGGCAGTATCTATATTGACTTGCGCTTTGCTATCGGTCTTGTTCGGTGCGTAACGGCACACTACTGACTTACACCACAAAGTGCCTCGACTGACTACGAGACGCCTATTCACGCATGGAAGGTTATTTGCCTTGGACACACGTTGTGACATGTGTCGTTACTTTCCCCTTTGCGCTTCTTGCATTGAGCAAGCGGCGGTTGGTTGGATTTCCCACAGTGGGAAAATCCTGTCTGATAGATTTTTAAAGAGCGGTGCGGTAGTGGTCGATGCCTAACTACCCTACAACATGTTTTCACGTGTTGAGCCTCTACTGTACCAGAACGAAACCCTGTTGTCAAGTTGTTACTATGTGTTGTGATGTGGTGATGGGAAGTGTTTTATTCAATTATGCAACAAAGTTCTTGAGTCACAGAATAAAGCAAACCCAGTATCCATGCGGGTTGCGAGAGAGTTTTGGGGTAATGTTCTAATATTCTGCTGTTTTGAGAGATAAGAGAGAAACAAGAGAAAGAGCGTGAGAGATCACGTGAGAGAAAGAAAAAAGGGGAATTCCCTGCTTTTTTGAAATTGTCTCTTCATATATATATTTTTAGAGAATAATAGAATAATAGGGGGAAAACCCACTGCAAGTGCTTGATTTGATTGAGGTTTATATTATTCTGTAGTCACAGAACTTTCTTGCATAATTGAATAAAACGCTATGCAGTATTGCCCTATACCATCTTTACTTTTCCCACAGTGGGAAAACCTTCCAACCAGTGGGAAGAGGCATTACGCAGGGGAATTCCCTGCACGTTGATACGGCCCGCATCGAGGGAACAGTTATCGGTATAAGTTGTTACTATTTCCCACTGTGGGAAATAAGATAGAAATTAAACTACAAACATCTTGTGGTGTGTTTGATTTTAAAAACACGTGACAACTTGTTGGCTGGATGATTGTATTGCGCGTCTTGCGGCCCGCGTCGAGGGAACAGTTATCAAAACTTTTCCACGTGGAAAAGTTGGGGGGTAATGGAAAAGTATTCATGGGAAATTTTGGGCGAAAAAAAACCCCCCGATTTCTCGGGGGGTTCGGAGGGTGAGATTACTTGATCTCGATACCGGATGCTTCAAGGTAGGACTTGATGCCTTCAAGCAAGGACTTGATTTCATCGTTGTCCCATGATGCCTCTAGGTCATTTACAAACCCTTCAAATTCTGCATCCCTGAAACACGTTGCCAGCTTGTCGGCAAACTCTTTTTTGCCCTTCGCGCTACCCTTCGCACCGGCGGCGGCTTGCCGTCCTCCGGCCTTTGTGCCTCCCCAGTCTTTGACTGGCTTGCCAGTCTTCACGGCTTCCCTGAAAAGACTCAGGTAATTCTGAGCGGTTTTCTTAGCCCATCCGGCTTTCACCAGAGTATCAACGAATGACGTTGCAATGGCACATCCTGCACCATCCTTGCTGTAGCGGCCAACAACTACCTTGTCCTTGTGCAGGACTGCAATGCGCTTGTTTGCGCTTTCACGGCATGATGCGGATGCATCATCGTGTTTTTTGGCTTCCACTAAGTCAGTGGCAACGGAAGCGGCTTGTGCCGCATAAGAGAGCTTGGTCATAAAGACTTTCATCAACGCAGGTTAAAAGAATTATGTATCGAGCGCGTTTCCCCGATCCATGACTGGATTGTGAGGCAAATCAGCCTATATTGCACGACATAGCAACATCTTGACAGGTGGGGTGGTTGATTTTCCCACTGTGGGAAATTGGGAGGGGGCACCCCCTAGATTGGGCCGGTCAGTTTGGGCAGGGCTATGCACTGTAATATGCTCAAAAGATATCAGCCGCCAATCTAAACCGTGCAAAGAAACGATCCGGTGGCCACCAAATTTTCAGTTACAACACTATAAGATCTTATAGAGTGTCCGGCATTTACCGGTATAGTTTTCAAACCCGGGCCAACATTCGCCCGTTAATACAACACTACAAGATGTTGTAGGGTACCCCCTTCCTGTTTTTTACTCTGCACTTCTTAGCGTTGTTTTAGAAACACCCCCGTCACCTTTTTTAATCACAAACCCCACCCCCCTATATTATTTTTTCAAAAGCGTGTACACTCCGCACAAATTGGAGCCACAAACCGCTACCCATGATTCTTGTTACACCAGAACTAGATGTCCCCCTGCCTTTCTCGCTGACAGCCGAGGAAGCTAAAGACTTGCATGCACGAGCGCAAGCTGCGTTCAATACTGTTGAGTTCCTGACAGCCAACGGAATGCAAGTACCCACTGCCACAACCGCCGACAAGAAAGAAGCTCATGCTCAGTTTTTTGAAAGTCCGCACAAAACCCCGGAGCTAAGTTCAGCCGCCGCAATAATCTTAAAAGGCATGCTGGATGAGTACGATGTAGAAGTTGTACGTAATGCAGCGCAGGTTAGAAACTACGTGAAGATGCGACTTCTTATGCTGACAGGTTCAGATAAAGAGTCAACTCAGTTAAAGGCGTTAGAACTTCTTGGCAAGATGAGTGACGTGGGAGCGTTTGTGGAACGCATGGAGATCAATGTCACGCACCGAACTACTGAAGAGTTGCAGGCTGAACTGGCCAGTAAGCTGTCTTCTTATATGGATGGCATTATTGATGTGGAAGCCAAGTCCCTTGCAGTGCCAGAAGAGAAGTACTTGAACGGTGCACCTGCGGTGCAGGTGATTGATCTGGATGAAGAACTCGGCATGACCGGCAAAGAGTTGGACGAGACCGATGACTGAAGTTCTTGAAAAGACGAAACTTGAATTGGTACTGGAGAAGCTACAAACTCTCCCATACGGTCAGCAGCAAATGCTGCTTAAAAAGTTCCCTAAAGATGAGCAAGCAGCCATTGCAGAAATTCTGGATGAGCTAAATACCCGCAAGTTGCGTACCCTAGCCGCTGATGACTTCATGGTGTTCATCAGGGAGATGTGGCCTAACTTCATTCACGGTCGGCATCACGAGAAGATGGCGCGGGCGTTTGAGCGGGTGGCTCGGGGTGAGTGTAAAAGGCTCATCATCAACATGCCGCCTCGTCATACCAAGTCAGAATTTGCCAGTTACCTGCTACCGGCGTGGTTTTTTGGCAAGTTTCCGGGCAAAAAGATCATTCAAACGTCGCACACTGCCGAGTTGGCGGTGGGTTTTGGCCGAAAAGTACGTAACTTGGTGGACTCTGCTAACTATAAGCGGATATTTCCGGCCCTAGATTTGCAGTCTGACTCAAAAGCGGCGGGTCGATGGGCCACTAACTTCGGCGGTGAATACTTTGCGATTGGTATTGGCGGTGCTGTGACCGGTAAAGGTGCGGATATTCTGATTATTGACGACCCGCACTCGGAGCAAGAGGCCGCGATGGCCCAGTCAAACCCAGAAATCTACGATAAAACGTATGAGTGGTACACATCTGGCCCTCGTCAGCGTCTCCAGCCGGGTGGCTCTATTGTGATGGTGATGACTCGCTGGTCTAAACGGGACTTAACGGGTCAAGTAATCAAGGCTGCGGCCCAAAGGTCGGGTGAAGAGTGGGAAGTGATCGAGTTTCCTGCCATTTTGCCCTCGGGTAAACCCTTATGGCCTGAGTTTTGGTCATTACAAGAGCTTTCTGCCCTCAAAGAAGAACTTCCCAACGCCAAATGGCAAGCGCAGTATATGCAGTCCCCCACTTCGGACGTTTCTGCCATTGTGAAGCGTGAATGGTGGAAGATTTGGGAGCATGACAGCCCGCCTTCGTGTGAATTTATCATTCAGTCATGGGATACGGCGTTCTTAAAGACAGAACGGGCTGACTATTCAGCTTGCACAACGTGGGGTGTGTTCTATAAAGACGATGACCGGGGCGTAAACCGGGCAAATATTATTCTGCTCAATGCGTTCAAAAAACGCATGGAGTTCCCCGAGTTAAAACAGCGGGCGTTTGAAGAATACAAAGAGTGGGAAGTTGATTCGCTGATTGTTGAAGCCAAGGCGGCGGGGTCGCCACTGATATTTGAGTTGCGGGCGATGGGAATTCCAGTGCAGGAGTTCACACCAAGCAAAGGTAACGATAAAATTGCGCGGCTGAATGCAGTAGCTGATATGTTTGCATCCGGACACGTTTGGGTGCCTAATACACACTGGGCAGAAGAGCTTGTTGAAGAGGTCGCGTCTTTCCCATCAGGGGAGCATGACGACTTGGTGGACTCAATGACTCAGGCATTACTGCGTTACAGGCGCGGTGGCTTTATTCAATTGGCGTCTGATGAGGAAGATGAACCAAAGTCTTTCCGCAGGAAAGAACCGTACTACTAAGGATGAAACATGGCTATTGAGAAGTCACTATATGCAGCGCCGCAAGGCTTGGAAGAACTGGCCGCGATGGATCAAGCATCTCCTCAAATTGAGATTGAGATTGAAGACCCTGAAGCTGTGACCATCGGCATAGATGGCATGGAGATTGAGATCACGCCTGATGCAGAATCAGAAGATGACTTCAATGCCAACTTGGCTGAGTACATTGGTGAAGAGGTCTTACAAAGTATTGCTGAAGATTTGATCAGTGACTATGACGAGGATGTGGCCAGTCGCAAAGACTGGATGCAGACTTACGTTGATGGCCTAGAACTTCTGGGCATGAAGATTGAAGAACGCACAGAGCCATGGGAAGGCGCGTGTGGTGTGTTCCACCCCATGTTGTCTGAAGCTCTGGTGAAGTTCCAGTCAGAAACAATGATGGCAACGTTTCCTGCCGCTGGGCCAGTCAAGACCCAGATCATTGGCAAAGAGACACCTGCTAAGAAAGAGTCTGCACAGCGTGTGGCAGACGACATGAATTACCAACTCACTGATGTGATGAAGGAATACAGGCCAGAGCATGAGCGCATGTTGTGGGGCTTGGGCCTGTCTGGCAATGCGTTCAAGAAGGTGTATTTTGATCCCTCACTTGATCGCCAAGTGTCTTTCTTTGTTCCTGCTGAAGACATCGTTGTGCCTTACGGCGCGAGTAACTTAGAGTCTTCTCCACGTATCACTCATGTGATGCGTAAGACTGAAAATGAGTTGCGTAAACTTCAAGTGGCTGGGTTCTACTGTGATGTTGATCTGGGCACACCTGACAACGTGTTGGATGAAGTTGAGAAGAAGATTGCAGAGAAGATGGGCTTTAGAGCCACTGCCGATGATCGCTTCAAACTGTTGGAGATGAACGTAGACCTTGATTTGGAAGGTTATGAGCACAAAGACAAGAAGGGTGAGAAGACTGGCATTGCACTGCCGTATGTAGTCACTATTGAAAAGGGAACCAGCAACGTGCTGGCCATTCGTCGTAACTGGGAGCCAGATGATGAGACCTACGCCAAGCGACAACACTTCGTCCATTATGGATACGTTCCCGGATTTGGTTTCTACTGCTTCGGACTTATTCACCTTATTGGCGCGTTTGCCAAGTCGGGTACTTCTCTCATTCGTCAGCTTGTCGATGCTGGCACTCTTAGTAACTTGCCCGGTGGTTTTAAAACTCGTGGCATGCGAGTCAAGGGAGATGACACACCAATCGCTCCCGGTGAGTGGCGTGATGCAGACGTAGCAAGCGGCACACTGAAAGATAACTTACTGCCCCTGCCGTACAAAGAGCCTAGCCAGACATTGATGGCTTTGCTTGGTCAGATTGTTGAAGAAGGTAGACGCTTCGCCAATACAGCAGACTTGACGCTGAGTGATATGAGTGCGCAAGCGCCTGTAGGTACTACCTTGGCAATTTTGGAGCGTACGCTCAAGAACATGTCTGCCATTCAGGCACGTGTTCACTACTCAATGAAGCAAGAGTTGGGACTCTTAAAGCACATCATTGCTGAGTACACCCCAGAAGACTACGACTACCAGCCTACTGAAGGCAGTCGCAAGGCGAAGAAGTCTGACTATGATGACGTGGACGTGATCCCCGTGTCAGACCCGAATGCGTCAACCATGGCGCAGAAGATCGTGCAGTATCAAGCTGTGTTACAGCTTGCACAGGGCGCACCGCAGTTATACAACTTGCCACTCTTGCACCGTCAGATGCTTGAGGTGTTGGGTATTAAGGATGCGCAAAAACTTGTGCCGATGGACGACGACCAGAAGCCCACCGACCCCGTGTCAGAGAACCAGAATGTGCTCAAGGGTAAGCCGGTCAAAGCGTTCCTGTCTCAAGACCATAAGGCTCACATTGTTGTGCACATGGCCGCGATGCAAGACCCCAAGATTCAGGCACTCTTACAACAGAACCCGATGGCGCAAGCCATGCAGTCAGCCATGATGGCGCACATCAACGAGCACTTAGGGTTTGAGTATCGCAAGCAGATTGAAGAGACATTGGGTATGCAGTTGCCACCTCAAACAGATGAGTCTGGTGAAGAAGTTCAGATGTCTCCAGAAGTGGAAGCACGGCTGTCTCCGATGTTGGCACAGGCCGCGCAGCAGTTGCTCCAGAAGAATCAGCAGGAAGCACAGCAGGCTCAAGCGCAACAACAAGCGCAAGACCCCATCGTGCAAATGCAGATGCAAGAGTTACAACTCAAGGCGCAAGAGAACCAGCGCAAGGCCGCTAAAGACCAAGCCGACAACGCTATCAAAGCAGCGCAGTTGCAGGTCGAGCGTGATCGCATCCAGACACAGCAGTCCACTGATGACAAGCGCATCAAGTTGGACGCGATGAAGACTGCTGTTCAGATGGAGAGCGATAAGCAACGCCACATGATGGACAAAGGTGTAGATGTCCTCAAGCAACTCTCTAACAAGAGTCATGAAGAGCAACTGCGGGCAATGCAGGAGCGCATTCAAATGAGGCAACAAAACAAACCAACGAAAGGTGAATAAATGAACGGATTTGAAGTTCTCATCCAACAAGCGGATGAGAAGATTGATCAACTCAAGGACTTTCTGGCCGAGGGCAAGGCCGAGTCCTTTGAGGATTACAAGAAACTGTGTGGTGAGATTCGTGGTCTGCTCATCATGCGGGGATACACCCTAGACCTGAAACAACGATTGGAGACTTCGGATGACTAGTTCCATCCTATTGGCTACAGACGCCAATAACCCACAAGTCGTGGGAACCTATAACTGGGAATCATCAATGGAGGAAAAGGGTAAGCAATTACCAAGGCCATCTGGCTACCGAATCCTTTGCGCAATACCAGAGGCAGAGAAAGAGTTTGAGGACAGTGAAGTAGGTTTGATCAAAGCTGATGAAACCATGCGCAACGAGGAGACCCTCACAACGGTCTTATTTGTTGTCGATATGGGGCCAGACTGCTATCAAGACCCATCTAAGTTCCCTACTGGGCCGTGGTGCAAACCCGGGGATTTTGTCCTCGTGCGTCCACATTCAGGTTCTCGCTTGGTCATACATGGCCGTGAGTTCCGCATCATCAATGACGATACTGTCGAGGCCGTCGTAGACGATCCCCGTGGTATTAAACGTAAATAAAAGGAGCACAAAATGCCTTTAGACGACGACACAGAATTCAAGTTTCCAGACGAAGTTGAAAGTAAGGGTAAACCCTCACAAAACGCAGAGCCTGAGATTGAGATTGAAATTGAAGACGACGCCCCGGCTGAAGACCGTGGCCGTCAGCCCTTGCCCAAACCTCTGGTTGAAGAACTAGAGAAGGATGAGCTAGACCAGTACGACGACAACGTGAAGACCAAACTCAAGCAAATGCGCAAGGTTTGGCACGACGAGCGCCGTGAGAAAGAGTCTGCCCTGCGTGAACAGCAAGAAGCTGTCACTTTGGCACAACGCCTGTTAGAAGAGAATAAGCGCATCAAAGGTATTCTTACCAACGGTGAGAAAGAGTACGTCTCTACCATTCAGAGTAATGCTGATATGGAGTTGAAGATTGCTCAACGTGCCTATAAAGAAGCGTATGAGGCAGGTGACTCTGACAAGATGATGGAGGCCAACCAAGCGTTGCAGATGGCCAACCTGAAATCTATACAGGTAAAAAACTTTCGCATGCCCTCTTTACAAGAAGAGGAATTTCAAGTACAACAGCAACAAGTGCAGTATCAACCTGCACCGAGCATACCTGAACCGGACAATAAAGCAGTAGCGTGGCAAAAGCGCAATAGCTGGTTTGGACAGGATCGGAGTATGACGGCCTTTGCTTTAGGTTTACACGAAGACCTGAGAGACAATGGTGTAGAGGTTGGTTCTGATGAGTATTACCGCGAATTGGACAATACAATGCGCAAACGGTTTTCAGAGAAATTTGAAGACCAAGAAGACAATAGACAGCAGACCCGGACAAGACCCGGTACTGTAGTCGCCCCGGCAGTTCGTAGCACGGCCCCTCATAAGGTTAAGCTAAAGCAAAGCCAAGTAAACCTAGCCCGAAAACTGGGTTTAACGCCAGAGCAATATGTGAAGGCACAACTTGAATTGGAGGCCCGTAATGGCTGATATTAAAGACAACAAACTCACACGCGAGTTGACAACCCGTGCGGTACAGGAACGTCCCAAGCAGTGGGCGCAACCTGAACTGTTGCCCGAGCCAGACAAACAGCCCGGATACAACTATCGCTGGATTCGTGTTTCTACGATGAACAATGCTGACCCACGTAACTTATCGGCCAAACTCCGAGAAGGTTGGGAACCCGTTGCCATTGAAGAGCAACCGAAATTTAGACTGTTAGCCGATCCCAATAGTCGTTTTAAAGACAACATTGAGGTTGGTGGATTATTGCTTTGCAAGACACCTACTGATTTTGTAGACCAGCGAAATGCCCATTTTGCCAAAGTCACTCAATCTCAGACAGATGCTGTAGACAATAGTTTCATGCGTCAAAGCGATGCGCGGATGCCGCTCTTCCAAGAGCGTAAGTCCTCGTCCAGCTTTGGCAAAGGTACTTAAATTTTTAAGGAGTCTTAAATGGCTTATCCCGTCGTCTCGGCCCCCTACGGCCTAAAGCCGATCAATCTGATCGGTGGTCAGGTATTTGCGGGTTCTACCCGTGATTACTCGATCCAGTATGGTTACGCATCAAACATCTTTTACGGTGACTTGGTAAATATTGTTCGTGGTTCTATTATTAAGAACACTGACACTACTGACTCTACCGGCACTGGTTTGGTTGGTGTGTTTTTGGGTTGTTCTTACACAAACCCTACGACCAAACAATTGCAATTTGCTCAGTACTGGCCCTCTGGCACTGCTGCTACTGGCAGAGCTATCGTCTGTGATGATCCTGACACAGTATTTAAAGTGGTCATGTGTTCCTCTTCAACGGTCATTGCCTCTGCTGCTACTGCTCTGTTAGGTCAAAACTTTGGTTTGATTCAAAATGCAGGTAACGTCAACACAGGTAATTCTGCTGTTGCCGCTCTGTATAACGCATCAAGCACAGGTGTTGATCTTGCTCTACGTGCAGTTGGTTTGGTTGAGGAAACTGCCATTCAAACTAGCGCAACCGGCTCGTCTTCTTCTACTACCATTACATTGACTGGCTCTGGCTTGCCAAGCGCGTTGGTGGTCGGTACAGAAGTTGGCTACATTGCTGCTAATGGTCAGTATGTTCAATCTGGCTCGTATGTGTCTGTGGCTGCGGCTGCGGGCGCTACGTCAGTGACCATTAACTCAACGATTGCGGTTCCCGGCAGTGTTACAGCCATTCCCGGCGGTTCCACTATTCTTTTCACCCAGTATCCAGAAATGCTTGTCAAACTTAACTTTGGCACTCATTCCTACTACACTGGCACAGCCGTTTAAGGAGCTGAATCATGGCTATTTCACGCGCACAACTACTTAAAGAACTTCTCCCCGGTCTGAACGCTTTGTTTGGTCTGGAGTACGCCAAGTATGGT